CGCGGACAAGGCGACGCCAGAGAGGTTGAGTCAGATAGACGCGGTGGTCAAGGCGGCGATGGTGCGGGTTGAACAGTTTGACGAAGCAATCAAGGAGATGGTTCAGTGACAGAACCAACGCCGCGCCTAACCGCCGAGCAATTGGCCGCGATTCAGGCGCGGCTGGCAGCGATTGGCAATGTCGAGTGGGATACCTACGGCAAGTCCTTCGTTTATGACGAGGGCGGGCGCGGTATCTGTGTCGCCGACTGTTGCGGGGATTCTGACCGTGCTGACTTCATCGCCGCCGCTCCCACCGACATCGCCGTGCTCTTGCGCGAGTGCGAGGCGATGACTGCCGACCTCGCCGAGCAGCGGCACCAGGAGGAGTTGCAGGCGGGGGACATGGCGAGGCTGCTAGCGGCGCTGACATCGGCGCGGAAGGCGCTGGCGGGGTACGCCGACCCGAGAGTTACAACTGATGATGACGGGGACCAATGGATACACCTGCGGGGGCCAGAAACGGCTCGCGTCGTTCTGAGGACCATCGACGCGGCGCTCGGCAAAGAGGAGAGCCTGGATGCTGACGCCAGACGAACAGACCGAATGGGCTAAGATCGTCAAGCCCTGGAGATACGACCCTGCACCGCAACTCAGCCGATGGGGGCGGACCATCCTCGCCGTCGATCTCGAACTGACGGCGCTCCGCCAGCAGAACCAGTGCCTACTCGGCCAGTTGGCAACCGTAAGGGACGGGGCCAACGCCTACGCCGAAAGCCTGACGCACATGGCGCGGGAGAACGTCGAGCTGCACGCTACGCTGGCGCGCTACAAGGCCGCACTCAAGGCGGCGCGGGAACATCTGGAGGCATACGATGCCTATGTAGCGCGCTGTGGGGAACGATTCCCAGCGCCGCGACACTTGGCGGAGCGCGACGAAACCACTCGGCTAACGCTTCGTGCTGCTATCGCGGCCACGCTCGGCGGCGCCGCGACGGCAAAGGTTGACGGCGAGACGAGCTAGGCTAGGCAGGAGGTGAGACGTGGCGGTGACAACTCGGGCAATCCATTGCACCTGCGGGCGTTGGCTGGCTGACGTGTCTGTCACGCCACATCGCCAGGTACTACGTCTGAGCACGTGCCCGATCTGCCATCGCCGCCACCGCCCGTCAACGCCAGTCGTCTTCATTCGAGAGGACGGGCAGTATTTTGTGCTGCCCTGGTGGGGACGAGTGGACGCTGTAACGCTGCCTTGGCCTGACACGGTGGCGGGGTGGAGGTGACTGGATATGCACAGAACATACAGATCGCAGAGGGTTCCCTGTCATGACCTGGCAAACTTCTACATGGGACAGCATGTCGAATGGAGTCAACATAGTGGTAACTATCCTTGCTACTATCCCGCTGTAGTCGTTCGGGTAGGCAAGCGCGCGGTTCTTGTGCAGATAGAGCTTAAGGACGACTCGACCCAGCATTGGGTACGAGTTCCATATCTGACTGTGCCTGGTCAGATGGAACAAGAAGGTCGCTTTATGGATAGGTGGTTGGCTATCAGGTATCCGAAGCATTGACGCGCGGCTACCAGGTGGTATACTAACGGTAATCGCATATGGGGTTTCTACAGCCCGCTACCTCGCGCCAATTGGGCGCCAGTGGCGGGCTTTTCGCGTTTACCAGGCGGGTCGGGCCGCTTTTTCGTTATGTTGGGGAAGTAGACCTCGATGACTGAAACCTACATCTATGGTCTCAAAGACCCGATGGACAATCAGATCCACTATGTCGGCAAGTCCGACTCACCGAAGGCGCGATACTCTTCCCACCTCAGGGACGATTGTTCCAACCATCACAAAACGGCTTGGATCGCTGCACTTCGCGATGCGGGGCTAAGGCCAGAATTGGTAATCCTGCAAGAGGTCCAGGCTGACCAGTGGGACAAGGCCGAACGCAAGTGGATTGCCGATGGCCTTTCTATGGGATGGCCCCTCACCAATATCGCTTCAGGTGGCGGGATGAAGGGGTGTGGTATCCGCGAGAAATGGGCTATTCTGATGGCTCGGTTCCTACACCCAACGGAAAGAGAGCAGTTCGCGGCTCTGTCGGATGCTGCGCAACTAGAAGTCTGTGCGCAAACGGCGCTCACTCTGATCGATACCAAGCGCTTTCAGCCCGCCGCCGAAACGGCGCGGCTCACTCTGAGGGGTGCATTTTAGACAATGGCTGAGACTAGACATACCGTAGCCGAGGTAATAACGGCAATTGATGATAGCAGCGGTATCAAGATGGATATCGCTCGCCGCCTGAAGGTTCACCGGAATACCGTCGAGAACTACTTGAACCGCTACCCCACGGCGCGGGCGGCCTATAACCGCGAAGTGGAAACGGTCGGGGATATTGCGGAAAGTGTGATTATCAAAGCTATTCGCAATGACGATATAGAGACCTCTAAATGGTATCTCCGCATGAAAGCGAAGGACCGTGGATACACCGAGCGGCACGAGATCACGGGTAAAAATGGTGCTGATGTTGGGGTTGTGGTGAAAGCCTTTGACTACCGCACTGCTATTGCCCCGGTTGCGGCGGGACCAGACGATGATGGCGATGCACCCGGCTAAGCTGAAGGTGATTGCGGCAGGCCGAAGATTCGGCAAGACAATCCTCGGCGGCGTGATTAGCTTGGCGGCGGCAAGCCAAGGCGCGCGCGTCGCGTGGATAACGCCGACCTACAAGAACGGTCGCCCGCTCTGGCGTTGGGCCGAGTCCGCTGTCGCGCCGTTACGCTCCTCCAACCTGGTTGATGTGTCTCGCTCTGAGCGGGTGATCTCGTTTCCGTCATCTGGCGGTTTCCTCGGTCTCTACTCTGCCGATAGCGAGGATAGCGTGCGCGGTGAGGCGTTTCACGTCGTGGTACTAGACGAAGCTGCGCGCATTGCCGAGGAGACTTGGAACGCCAGCATTCAGCCGACACTCGCCGACTATGGCGGTGACGCGATTCTGATTAGCACACCCAAGGGGCGTAACTGGTTCTGGCGTGAGTTTACGTCCGCCGACGGCAAGCGCTCAGCCGCCTTCACGGCACCGAGCAGCGACAACCCGAACCCGCGAATCAAGCGCGCGGCGATACTCGCGAAAGACCGCGTGTCAGAGCGAATCTACCGGCAGGAGTGGCTTGCCGAGTTTGTGTCCGACGGCGGTGGCGTGTTCCGACGGGTCGCCGATGCAGCGACGGGCACGCCGCAAGAGCGCCCGATTGACGGGCATCAGTACATCGTTGGCGTAGACTGGGGCCGCTCGGTGGACTACACCGTCTTCTCGATTGCTGACCTAACGACGCGCGAGATCGTCTATATCGACCGTTCCAACCACGTCGAGTACGCGATGCAGCGCGGACGACTTGGCGCGCTCTATGAGCGGTTCCACCCGATCACGATCATCCCCGAGTTCAACTCAATCGGCGAGCCGATTATCGAGCAGCTACGGCGTGACGGACTGCCAGTGCAGCCGTTTATCACGACCAACGCGAGCAAGGCGGCGATTATCGACGGACTAGCGCTGGCGTTCGAGCGTGGTGACATTCGGATTATCCCCGACCCGACGCTTGTCTCTGAGCTGCAAGCCTACGAGGCTGAGCGGCTACCGTCGGGGCTGACTCGGTATAGCGCGCCCGAGGGAATGCATGACGACTGTGTTATGGCAACCGCGCTAGCGTGGTACGGGGCGAATCAATCGCCCCGAGGAGTGTGGTTCGCTTGAATGTGCCCGATCGGATTCGTGCCTGGCTCGCGAAAGGCACGCTCAAGGTAATGCAATGGCTCGCGCTAGCGCCTGCCGTAACTCAGCATTCTCGGTCTGCAATCTGGCAATCTCCCGCTGCATTGCTGTCACGGCTGAGTGTGTGCGGAGGGAGAGAAGCTCAAGATTCTCCAGTCGGTTATCTAGCTTGTCACGGTTCCTATGGTGGACCTGTTCCCAATACGCCAGCGGACGTCCGAGATGACGAGCCATTACCAAGCGATGCTCGTACAGCACTCCCCAATATGTTCCGGTACGCTGCGTCATTGAAAACAGAGGATCGTCCTGGTGAATGTACACAGAGTGGTATCCGTCGCGAATGCAACCACCGGGCTTCTGTAGGTGGCCGTCGCTCAGTATCTCTACTCTGGCGCACTTCTTACATAGCCCTTTCTGGGAGTTCGAGTGTATGAACAGCGTGTTAAGCGGCCTGGTGTATCCACACCGACAAGAAACATCAATGAAGTTAAACTTGCTGTTGGGGCGTCGGAATGAGGTTGCCCAGTGCGCTACCACGCCATTAGCCAGCGTCTCGTCACCCTTGTCGCCGTACTTGCGCCGCGCTCGAATGAGCACTCCCTCATATCGGCACTGCCGGCAGTATCCGCTAAACGTCTCCGGTTCGCGAACTAACGGCGACGGGACGGTTAGGCACCGTTTTCCACAGAGCGCGCACGTATACGGAACACGAAGTCGCAAGACGCCGCTCCTGGGGTCGATGTACTGTTCCATTGATGGCCAGTCAACCACTGCATCTCCGATGATCTGTCGCTCGGTTGGGTATACGAGGCGTATTGCCATGCTAGCCACCTTGCACGCTGCAATATGTGCATTAGCGTGTGATACACCCCAAGTATACCAGCGAATGGGGGTACCGTCAATTGTCTAACTTGACCGTTGCTGACAGGATTCGGCTGTGGTTGGCGCGAGGCGTCAAATCCGCTATGCAATCCCAGATGCCACTCTTCCCTGAGTGGGCAAGAGTTCAGTTTCTTTCGCCCTCTTACCAAAAATTGTGTTCCGAGGGTGTCAGAGCGAACGGAATTGTCTTCAACTGCATCGAGACGCTTGTCTTCGCCTACCCCGAGCCAAAGCTGCGAATCTACCAGCACGACGGCGAGGTCGTCTGGAACCACCCGGCGGCGAAGCTTCTCGTGCGGCCGAATCCACAGATGGGAATGGCGGAGCTGCTTCAGTACATCGTGCTCTACAAAGCAATCGGCGGCAACTGCTATTTGTACAAAGTCAGGAGCGCGGCTCGTCGCGTTGTCGAGCTCTGGCCGCTGAGTGACAGTCAGATCGTGCCTGTCGCGGGTGGCACGGCGATGATCGACCACTACGAGTGGTACGACGAATCCCAGAGCGAGAAAGTCCCGATCCCCGCTGAGGACATTATCCACCTGAAGTGGATGCCCGACCCGCTGGCGCCCTGGCGTGGAATCGCGCCGTTGCAGGCGGTTGCTCGTGAGGTAGACACTGACAACGAGGCTCGCCGCTACCTGTTCGCGCTACTCAAGAACGATGCTATCCCCCGGATAGCAATCACGGTGCCTTCGGACAAGTCGATGTCGGCTGACGACACGGCTCGCTTTCACGAGATGTGGCGGGACCGCTACGGCGGTGCCAACCGAGGCGCGCCGGCAGTGCTCGGTGGCGGGATGGACATCAAGAAGATCGGTCTCGATCTCCAGGAACTTGCCTTCGAGGCACTGTCGCGTGTGCCCGAGGCCCGAATTGCTGGCGCGTTCCGGGTGCCGCCAGTGTTGGCGTTCCTGAACGTGGGCCTCGAACAGATGACTTACAACAACGTCGCTGGAATGCGCTGCCAGTTCACCGAGGGCACGCTCGTGCCGATGTGGCGGATGGACGCCGACGAGATCGCGGCGGACTTGCTACCCGAGTTCGGCGACCCGACTGGACTGACCGTCGCGTTCGATCTGAACACCGTGGTCGCGCTCCAGGAAGCGGTTTCAGAGATGCGAACCTGGATCGACGGCGCGGTGACTCGCGGGTACGTCATGGTCAACGAGGGGCGAGCCAAGCTGGGGTTGCCTGCTGTCGTTGATGGCGATGTGTTCCTGCGGTCGCTGACGACCCAAGTAGTGCCGGGGCAACTCGCGGCGGTGCCTGCGTTGAAGGCTCTCAGCGCGCCTACAGGCAAACTCCTCTTAGCTGCTCCCATAGAGCGCAAGGTGACTGGTGAACAACGGCGAGCGCTGGCGCTCACCCTGGTCGCGGCGCAACGCCAGCAGCGCGAGGAGGTGGCCCGCCGAATGGAGCCAGCACTAGATGGCTGGTTCGGTGGGTTGGCGGACCGCGTAATCGGGCGGGCGATGGAAAGCTTGGGGACCGATGTTGAAACGAAGGTCTCCGCTGAGGACCTTGTGACCAGCGGTGACGATGCCGAGCTGGAA